CTCCAGCAGAGAAAAAAGTTAGGCGGAACGGGGGGTAAGAGACTAGCCCAGGCCGCCCAAATCTCTACTTATCTGCTGGCGTAAGTAATTTTTAGCCCAATAAAAAAAGAAGGAATAAAAATATGAAAATACAAAAATGCACAATTTGCGGTAAGCCATTCTTTCAAGACCCGAAAACTACCACGGACTATACTGTGGATTTTGACCCAACCGCCTGCCCACAATGTAATGAAAACGCACGTCAAAACTCTGTTCTGCCAATTGTCGGGAATAAGAGATTTAATCTAACCTCCCATGAACAAAGATAAAAACCATGAGCCAGAAACAAAAACTTCTTAATCTACTTTCCGACTACGAATGGCACTCAACCATCGAAATTTGCGATATTGTTTACGGCGCTATACATTTGGGTTTAGCTCGCGTAGGCGCTCGTATTTTTGACTTAAAACAAGACGGTCACACCATCGAAGGCAAGCACGACCCAGAACGTCAGACGATTTATTGGTATCGGCTCATTCCTAAATTAGAACCTAAGCAGATGGCGATGATATGAAGTATTATTATGGAATTAGAACTGTGGATAACTCCCCTATTGCATCTTCTTAAACCTAGAGTTAAAATTAAGAGACTATGGCGACAATAAAAAGCACTATCATCGTAGATTTTAACCCGTCAGCCCAGAAACAAATGTGCTTTTGTACTTTTGTCGCCACTGGACTGGCGGATTTAAGTTTACGAGTATGCGTGAAATTAAATTAACTAAAGGAAAAATATCATTAGTGGACGATAAAGATTTTGAATATCTAAACTCTTTTAAATGGCATGCAAGTAATTGGGGATACGCAGTAAGAACTATTGGTCGTCGTGGGGTACGCAAGGATATATTTATGCACCGAGAAATACTACAACCAAAAGGAGTAGAATTTTGTGACCATATAAATAGAAATAAACTAGATAATCAAAGAGAAAACCTTAGAATAGCCACACGAAGTCAAAATTGTATGAACAAAACAAAAAGTTGGGGGAATTCATCAAAATATAAAGGAGTATATCGGAATAAGCGTATAAGTAAATGGTATTCACAAATATATGACAAAAATTTTGGGGGAATTTATCTTGGTTCTTTTGAAAGTGAGAAAGACGCGGCAGAAGCGTATAACCTTAACGCAAAAAGAATTTTTGGTGAATTTGCTTGTGTAAATGTTTTGTATTCGTAAGATATGGCTAATAACCAACGCAGAATGGTGTACGTCAAAATATGGGAATCAGGACAGTTTGGGAAATTGTCTAATGAGGCAAAGTTGTTATTTATTGGTATGATAACATTAGCCGATGATGATGGTAAATTACGTGCCGACCCCGCTTATTTACGAGCGCAGATATTTCCCTACAATGAATCAATGTCCGTTACGGAAGCGTTACGTTTCCGTAACGAAATTGAGAAAAATGGCTTAATTACTGTGTATTCTATTGATGGATTTGAATATATTGAACATCCAAAATGGAAAGAATACCAATCAATTCGTAGTGATTTATACAAAAAAAGTACGTTACCGTTACGTAACAATGATGTTACTGAACCGTTACGTAAACGTCCCTGTAAGTTAAGTAAAGTTAAGTTAAGTAAAGATAAGTTAGTAACTACTAGCGACACAGGTGTCGCGGATAAAATAAACCCTCTTATAGCCCTATTTGAACCGATTAACCCGTCTTTTAAGAGGCTATATGCGAACGTAACCCAGCGTAAGTCCCTTTCCAGGCTTTTAGAGGCTCACGGAGAATATAAGCTAAAACAGATAATAGCCCTTTTACCAGAGTCCAACGCCTCACAGTACGCCCCGACAATTACCACCCCACTCGCTTTGGAAGATAAATTAGGTGCGTTAATAGTTTTCCTTAAAAAACATCAACAGAAGCAGTCAGTTAATAAAATTGCCAAGATATGAATGAACTCGCCAAAAATCTTCGTTGTTTAATAGCCCGTGGCAGTATAGAAATTTGGCTGGAACAAGATAAGGTCGAATCTGTTTTAAGTGAAATCGAGAGAGGCAAGAAGTTTATTCAGATTGGGGAGGAAGTAATAAACACCTTTGAGATTTTAGGAGTTTTCACACCACAGCAGATTGAAGAAAGAAACAGAAGAAAAAACGGCGAGTGGAAATGTGAAGATAATAGATGGCACTCCAAAGGAGAAAAGTGTGAATGTTGGAGAGCGCCTAAAGTTTTTATCTCACCAAAAGTCGAGCAAAACCAATCAGTTATTTAGTTAGTTTATTAAAAGTTAAGAACTAATCATGAACAAAATCTATCCAAACGGAGATACAAGAATCAGGGCGCAAGGAGATGTCTTAATCATTCAGCTTGATGCTTCAGACATAGAGTTTACATTCAGTCCCTTAACAGAGAGGCTGGTCGTCGCTCACAGCGAATCGGGACACAATCACGTCATTGTCAAAGACAAAGAAGCGGAGCTTGAATTTGCTCAAGACGGAGGCGGATATTTTCTTAAAGTGAAGTCGGGTACGGCGCAGATTGTCCATGAAAAAGTAGGAGGACATGAGCCGCACACTCTTGAAAAAGGATTGTATTATTTTCAAGTACAGTTTGAGTATAACGAGCTAGCGGATAGAAAAGTGCAGGATTGAGTACTTTACTTTGTTTCTTTCTAGGCGAAAGCGTTTTATAAAGTCTGCCCACATAAAGTGAATGATTAATATGCTTAAAACTGATGCGGAAAAAAAGAGAGGATTCACGGACAAAACTCTTGCCTTAATTGAAGAAATTGGGCAAGTCAATTTGCAGTCTTTTCGTTTCGAGAAGGAAAAAATTGTTGAAGCATTGAAAAAGTCTTATATTTTTGCAGAATGTAAGTTTCCCAGTGAGATTATTTTTTGCACCGATTGGACAGATAAAAAATTATTGGGTGCCGCCTCCCGCGCCTCCAGCGCCTTCAGCGCCTTCCGCGCCTTCAGCGCCTTCAGCGCCTCCAGCGCCTTCAGCGCCTCCAGCGCCTTCAGCGCCTCCCGCGCCTCCAGCGCCTCCAGCGCCTTCCGCGTCTCCAGCGCCTCCAGCGCCTCCAGCGCCTTCAGCGCCTTCCGCGCCTTTACTGCCTTCAGCGCCTTCCGCGCCTCTATAGATTATGACTTCGATTATTGGGTTGATGATTTCGAATTTCTCCAGCATAGAAAAGATAAAAATAGCCAAAAAGCCGATGCAATTTATAGGTGCTTTTTTGACGCTCGAAAAGCTGGGTGTGGTTATGTCGTTGAATGGGAAGATACAATTTATACTGCACCCGCCCCCGAAATTCGCATAAATGACTCAAACCAATTTCATTCCCAAACTGTACCTGCTATTTCATGGCCTGACGGATTACAGGGATATTTTTTGGACGGTGTATTTTTTGAAAAAGACTTGTGGGCATCAATCACTAATAAAACTTTGTCCGCTCAAGAAGCCATTAAAATTGAAAACCAAGACCAGCGTTCAGTTGCTATGCGTTATTTGGGAGGAAATAAAATCTTAAAAGAACTCAAGGGGGAAAAATTCGCCGAAGACGAATATGGTGAGTTATGGAGACTACAGAGTTTGAAAGACGGTAACGGAAATGAATACGTTTATTTTCGGGATGCTGACCCGTCAAAGTTTAACGAAATGATTTATGTCCGAGTTGCTCCGACCATGAAAACTCCGCAGGAAGCGATGGAGAGATGTTATAAATTATCCCGCTGGAAACTTGATTATAAACCCAGTTTAAGAACTTAGTCAGAATCTTACATCCTGAGAAATAAAAATATGAAAAAAGAGAATCCCGATATGGTTCACGCATACAATGACGGAGCGAAAACAGGGATAGAATCAGAACGCATCCGCATCCTCAAATTGATTGAGGAGATGAAGTTTAATCATGATTGCGAAATAATTATTCCTGCATACTTAATAGATGCAGATGGCCTCAAATCTAAAATAGAGGAAAAGATATGACCCGCCCGTACCTTATCACCAAAAACGCCGTAAAATCGTTCCTGGGGGGCAAATCTTGCCAAAAATGAGTATCTTAGAAAGAAACCACACATGAAATTTATCCTATCCGAACCTGTCTATAACTCTTCTTGCATATTTCTTATCAATGAACCCTTATCAGCTGTCGAAGTTTTAGCTCGAAAAAACGTCACGAAAGACGACTATGAAGGAGCTGACTGGGAAAGTTATAATAAAAATGATGCCACATATTTTTCATTCGTAGGTGAGAAAGGCAAAGATTTTCGTATCTTACATATCCCCAAAGGGACATGAGATTGCGCATCTGATATTTGCTATTATGAACTACAAAGAAATCCCCATAAAAATTGAAAATGATGAAACATTTTGTTATTTATTTGAGTATTATTTGCGCGAAGCATTGAATAAATTAGTTCTGAAGAAGAAACAAAATGGGATTCTGGGGGATTAAAAAAGGAGTTAAGCGCAGGCAATCAGATGTTTTATTTTCTAAGATTATTCGGGCTGAAAGAAATTACCAATGCGAGAAATGCGGCAAACGGCACGAACCGAACTCAATGAATTTGGGAGTGTCCCATTACAAACAAAGGTCGCGCGAAGTAGTGAGATATGACAAAAAAAATTGTTTTATTCTTTGCTCGATTCCGTGTCATCAGTATTTCGAGAATAATCCCCGCGATCACGACAAATTTGTAGAAAAAAAACTCGGCAAGAAAGAATATAATTTATTATTATTCAGAAGCGAACAAAGAGGTCATCACGATAGATTTATTGAGAAAGAGTTGTGCAAGCAGTTGAGAAAAGAATTATCCGCATTATGAAATTCCCCTTAAAAAAGCCCAAGATTGAAAATAGTTGCAAAAGACCCGGGACAAGATTAGAAAAGAATTATCCGCCCTCGCCCCAAGAGGATATTGTAAAAAATTGGGAAAAGATCTATAGTCGGATTAAGAACAACCTCGGCGCGGTAGAAGAATACTGCGAAGAGGGGCGTGAATGATATGGCGAAATTACTCTCCAAAAATTATACCAACCGCGCAGACCTTGAAGTTGCCGCGCTAATTTCTGACCCCCTAAAAGACGTTATCGAAGGGACGCGCGATGAACTTGGTCGTCTCCAACTTTCCGATCAGACGACAGTTTACGGAATAAAATGTATTATTACGGATTCTCCCACCGAAATAAAACCGCAAGTGGAAAAACCGGAGCGTGGCGAACTACACCCTCACTCGATAAAATAAATGCAAGAAAAATACAAAAGTATTTTAATCGGAAATCAAGCCCGCGCTAAGATTTTATCGGGCGTGATGAAGGTGGTGGAAGCTATCGCTCCAACCTTGGGGCCGAGTGGACGTTCAGCTATTCTTCCTAGAAGTTATAACCGCGGCCCCCGTATCGCGGACGACGGTTTTTATGTGGCGGAAAACGTAATTTTGAAAGATGAACACGAGAGAGCCGCCGCCGATGCGTTCAAGGAGGCCATTTCAAAAACTAATCAACGGGTTGGAGACGGCACGACTTCAACGGGGGTCATTGCGGGAAAAATTATCGCCGATACATTTCAGGGATTAACGGACGACACCCCCTCGGCTTCTTTAGGCGGTAAAAAAGAAAAAGATGTCGTAGTAATGGCACGAGACATGAAATTGGCCAAAGATTTGGTGGTGGAAGAAATCAAAAAGGTTTCCAAGCCGATTAAGACTCTGGCCGAGCTTGAGAAAATCGCTTTTATCTCAACCAAAGAACCAGAAATTTCCAAAGTCGTGGCGAAAATGGTATTTGAAATTGGTAGGGACGCAACTGGAAAGTTTATAGATAATCATATTGACGTTGTCGAGGGCTATAAGGGGGAAATTGAAACCGAGGTGGTGAGAGGAATGAGATTCCCCGCGAAACTCGCCCACCGAGCTTTTATCAACAAGCCCGAAAGATTTGAGATGATAGCCGAAGATGTGGCGGTGTTTATCACAAACTACAAGCTCGATAATCCGTTTGAGATTGTGGCATTGCTCAATAATTGCAAGGTTCCTAAACTCGCTTTATTCGCTCCAGAATTTTCGGGAGGAGTTATTAAGTCTTTGGTAGAAACCACCAAAAACGGATTATTTTGTTATCCCATAAAATCTCCCTCGCTTCGCACCGAGCAGTTGGAAGATTTGGCGGTTTATACTGGAGCGACCTTAATCGACAAAGACACAGGAAAGAAATTAGTGAATGTTGTTGCCGAAGATTTGGGTTTTGCTGAAAAAATTGTGGTAAAAGACACCGAAAACAAAGAGGATGCGGTGCTTCTTGGCGGCAAGGGCGAAAAGGCGAAACGGGGCGACGGCTCATTGGTGTACGAGAGATGCAAAGTGTTAAAAAAACAAGTTGAAGAATCGAGAAATGAATTGACCCGCATTTCGTTGGAAAAAAGAATCGCCAGTCTTTCATCTGCGGTGGGGGTGATCCGAGTTGGCGCGGATACCGATAAAGAGGGACTGTATCTAAAACTAAAAATTGACGATGGAGTGTATGCGTGCAAAGCGGCTTTAGAGGAAGGATATGTCGAGGGAGGAGGATTATGCTTGAAAAAGATCGCGGAAAAGTTGCCCGAAGGCGTGTTAACTGAAGCCTTAAAAGCTCCCTACGAGTTAATTCAAGAGAATTGCGGAGGAATTGCGATTGGCAAAGACGTGATTGATCCCGCCAAAGTTGTGCGAATGGAAGTGGAGAATGCCGTATCGGTGGCCGCGACAATGTTGACGATTGATGTATCTATCGCAGAAAAAAGGGAAATGTCGGAAGCCGAGGGACTGGAGCTCGTCGCACGTTCAATTTTGAAAGGGGTTTATTTTGATGCTAAGCACCAGTCAATGCTGAAAGAAAACGAAGACGAGCAAGAAGCTGACAGGATGCGGCAATTCGAGGAGATAATGTTGCGAGACACAGGATGAGAATATATTTTTTTCAAGGTTGGTGTTGCATAGATATTGGTCGAACCAGTTTTGCGTTCTCATTCAAAAGACCTTATTTCAAAAAAGGCAACAATATCTAAATGCCACTCTCAAGTTCGGCTCGGAGAATGTTCATGCGACAGGCAATGCGCGAACTTTCCGAGGATAATAAAAAGAAAGGCACAGCGCGAGGCGCGGGAGGTAAAATCAGGCCGAGAAAACAACGAATTGCGATTGCTCTTTCAAAAACCCGGAAGGCGGGTTACTAAATTATTAAAAATGAAATACGGAGAAAAGACTCGTCTATATCAAGATGGGAAATTGATAAAATGTCGGCATCACGGTTTGCACGATGGCTGGAAGTATAGTGAAAAACACAAACAAATAGTATGTTTGTTATGCATGCGAGATAGGGCGTTGAAATATAAACTTAGCGATGCTTATGTTTTTAAGAAATATTTAATTTGGGCGAGAGCAAGATGCAAAAAAACCGACAAAGAATATAATTTGACTGAAGAGTTTATAACTGAATTATATTTGAAACAAAAAGGAAAATGTGCACTTTCTGGCACGGTACTTAATGAAAAGAATTTATCTCTTGATAGAATAGACTCGGCAAGAGGATATACAAAAGATAATGTGCAATTTGTGGACTATAGTATCAATAGAATGAAAACAGATTTAAGAGAGAGTGATTTCATAAGATTGTGTCATAGGATTAGTAAATATTGTAAAATGCGCAAAAAGGGGCTGTAGCAGATACCGCTATTTGCTCTGGGATGCCCATAATTCGCAAAATCTGCCTTCAAAAACGCGCGAAAACCAGATACGTGTATCTTTTCACTCGCGTTCGCTTGTTCTCGCTTTACGGGGCATTTTGCTTGCCCCCGAGTTTAGCGTAGGAGAGGGGCGTGTTGTGCGGTACATCGCCCATCTCTTTTTAGCTATTTCGCTATAGTAGCTGGCCAGATGCGTGGTTTTTGTCTTGTCGCCTCCGCGCTTGCCTAGTAATTTAGCTATCTCTTTTATTTTGTTCATATTAGGGAGCTTTTAATCGATTGTTTATAATGTCTATGCTCTTTTAATTTTTGCGGCCATGTTTTGGGGTTATAGTATCTTCCGTCTTTTCTTCGCTCTTTATATTGGACTTTGCATCTCATCTCACGTTCGGGGTATATAATAAAGCTAACCATTCGTCTTGATATTCCCGTTCGCCGTGCGATTTCTCGTTGTGCTAGACGTTCGAAGAAAAACATTGTTTTGATATTTTCCTTTTTCCGCTTGTTAAGATAGACCGCTCGTTTGCCCATTTGTGGCGTTTGCAGATACCGGCTTTTGACGTATAGCACCCCGTGCAATCCTCACGGGCAATATCCGGCATCTCATCGTCTATTATGGCTCGCTCGTAGTCGGCGTAACTCTCGCCCATGCGAAAGCCCAGATTATAGCTGGTATGATAATCGGATACGAAGCCGTTATGCGCCGCAAGGTAGTTTCTATCCTCAAAAAAATGCACGTTGTTTAGTGTTCGCTCGCCAGACGTGCCAGTGCGGGTATGAAGTGAAACTAGCCGCGCCTGTTCGGATATATCAACGGCCCAGTCAATCACGCCGTTATAATCAGTCATGTGCCGCTCGATTTTGATCTCGCCGTTTTCGAGTATAGCAAGCCCGCCTATGCCGTCTCGCTCGGTTTTTAGTTCCTCGCGTTGCGTCTCTATAATTTCTGCGATTTTTTTCTTTTCTATGTTCATAATTAGTGCATCGGCGCGATGACTTCTCCGAGAATTAGCGCTCCGACAATTCCCGCGACAATCGAAAGCGAGATAATAAATGAATAAGCCTTATTTAAGTGGCTCCGACTTTTCCACATTGACGGGCTGTATGCGTTAAGCATATAATTGAGTTAGATTTTGGTAAGTTTTTTAATGTGCTGCGTGCATAAAAACACGTGGCCGGTATGAATTATGAAGCGATTAGAGGCTTGATATTTTCGTTTTTTATCGTTGTAGCGATAAGAAACCCTGACGGCAGGACGTTCGCATAAGTAAGTTACGCCATCATAGTATTTTAGTTTTTCGCAGGTTGGATGTTTCATAACTATTGATTATTAGATTGATTATTGATCCCGACTTTTCTATGAGAAGCAGTATAGCAAGCGGTTGAATAGAGTCAAGAGATACAACGTCGCACAATCTAAGAATCTTTGATTATAGAGCTAAAAAGTGTGGATAACTAGGATATAAAAATGCCCGCGAATACCCTCCGGCGTATAAAACTAGCAAGGAATATAGTAGATGGTTTCAATTCTAACCGGCCCATAAACAATATTGGGGCCGAGTTGGTTAAAGTCGGGTATGCAAAAACTACAGCATACGCTAAACAAAAAGAGATTTTACAATCAAAAGATGTGCAAGATGAATTAAAAAGATTGGGCTTTGATGAATATACAGCCAAAAGTGTAGTGGCTGAAATACTAACAGATCGCAGAGTTAAGCCAGATAGTAGGTTGAATGCGGCAGATAAGGTTTTTAAGGTGTTTGGAAGCTACGCGCCAGAGAAATCAATCAGTTTAAGTGTATCAGCTACAGCACAATTATCGGACGAGGAGCTTGAAAAGATAGCTTATGGCGCAGATAAGCCAGAAAACGAAGCGCTACAGGCCCCGTAGAGTGTCTTATTTTATCCGGCAGTAGTAAAGTACCTGTATAATGGACTTGTTATCTTAAGAGATAACTGTTATCTTAAGAGATAACATGTCAATAATGAACTGTAGCTATTGTGGGGTAGAGTTTGAGCCACGCAATGTTTTTTGTTCCGCAAGCTGTAAGGTTAGATATTATCGAAAACAGGGGAAACATTTGCCAGTCCCGAATGATTTGAGATGGCAAGTGTGGGAACGCGATAATTTTACGTGTATTGATTGCGGTACTCGAGAGCATTTATGTTTAGATCATATCGTGCCACAACGTCTAGGCGGTAAAACCTTGATGGAGAATCTAGCGACACGTTGCGCTGCTTGCAATAAGTCTAAGGGGGCAAGAACGCCAGAAATATGGGAGAGAGTAAAACAATCGCGTAAGACAGTAACAAAAGAGAGACCCGCGAAGAAATGCCCATCATGTATCCGGCTGGGTATAGATTATTGCAGTCATGCCGTGTCAAGGATATAAGGCTAAACTGTAAGATATTACACCATAAGAGCATAAACGAATGGGCTATAGAGCTAGGCGGCGTCATAAAATATGTATTATACGACCCATTGCGGGTTGTTTTTTTGTTTGGTTGGGGTAGGATAGGTGGTACACCCTACGCGAGACAGTACCCCCACTCGTTTTTTATTTTAATCTCCCCTCTTTGCCATTCTCACCAAAAAATAAAATTTTATAATTTCACATTAACCTAACCTTTAATCAATAAAAAAGTTCCAATAATTCCTAAAAAAATTACAACAGAAGATGACCAAAGAAGAAGCTTCTAAAGAACTTGCCAAGAGAGAATTGGCAAGACGGAGACTGTTTGATTTCATTCTCTATAATTTTCCTAACTATCAAGCGAACTGGCACCATAGAAAGATTATTGAAGCCTTGCAAAAAATAGAAAGGGGTGAGATTAAAAGGTTGATGATTCTGGTTCCGCCGAGGCATGGAAAATCGGAGATAGCTTCAATACAGTTCCCCGCCTGGTTTTTGGGCAGGCACCCGGATAAAGAAGTTATAGCGGCCTCCTATAACGCGGATTTGGCGGTGGAGTTTGGCAAGAAGACCAGAAACCTGGTGCGTACCAGAGAGTTTTTTAATGTTTTTACGGGAATTAAGTTGAGCGAGGATTCATCGGCGGCGGGAAAGTGGAACACGAATAAGGGAGGGGCGTATTTCGCCACAGGCATCGGCGGGGGGCTTACTGGGCGCGGAGCAGATATTCTTTTACTCGACGACCCCGTAAAGGATAGAGCGGACGCTGAATCGGAGTTGGTGCAAAACTCAATGTGGGACTGGTATCGCTCGACTGCTCGCACCCGTCTAAATCCCGGCGGGGCTATATGCTTGATCCAAACTCGCTGGAATGAAAAAGATTTAGCGGGCAGGATTTTGGAAAGCGGAGACAAATGGGAGATTATCAAATTCCCCGCGATTGCCACCGAAGACGAAGAATTTAGAAAAGAGGGGGACGTTTTATGGCCAGAGGTTAAGGTGGGCGACGAGGTGTTTGGATATTCCAAAGAGGCGTTGGATGAAATCAAGGAAGATGTGGGGGTGTATGATTGGGCCGCGCTTTTTCAGCAGGAACCTGTTGATATCGGCTCGCAGGAGTTTAGGAGGTCATGGATGAAACCGATTACTCAACGGGAGGTGGATGCGATGAGTACGACCAATATCTTGACCGTAGATACGGCTATTTCAAAAAAGAGTAGCGCGGATTATACGGGGTTTTGCGATAATGCGGTGAATAAAGAGAACTTTTGGCATGTTAAGGCGTGGAAAGCGAGATTGAATCCGCATGAACTTTTGGATACTCTATTCGCTTTGCATATTCAAAGGCGATACTCCAAAATTGGAATTGAAAAAACGACTTATACCGAGGGACTAAAGCCATTTTTGGAACAGGAACAGAGGAAAAGAAACATTTTTCTTCCTATCGTCGAAGTTTTGCATAATCAGACGGCCAAAGAGACCAGAATTAGAGGATTGATACCCCGATATTCTTCGGGTTCGGTGTTTCATATCGAGGGGCAATGCGAAGATTTGGAAAAAGAACAGTTGTCGTTCCCTAAGGGTCGGACGGACGATGTTTTGGATGCAGAGGCGTATCAGTTGCAACTCGACATTCCGGCTAAAACCGGCTTTTCGATTTTCCATCCTAAAAATATCGGGTTTAATCGGAGGCGGGGTATGTTTTAGTTATTAACACTTATTAACACTTGCGTATCGGCAAGGAAGTTGTATATTAAAAGTATGATAGGAGAAATATATAAAGACACGCCCACATCTGCATATAATCCTTCAAAAGCGGTGCAGGATTTTACATCTATTGTGCAAAAGTCATACCAAGTCGGGGAAGAAATACTGACTAAACCATTTCGAGAACTTAATGAATATTCTGTTATTGAAGACGCAAATCGTGGGGCTAGACTTTTTAACGCGTTTGTCGATGAAAATATCGAAGACCCCACCGAGGCGTGGAAGTGGAGAGGCACAAGGTCAATGGCACGAAATAAAGGTATAGCTATGCACGCCCAACTTACCGCCGCTTTTTTAAGACCGGGTTTTTCGGCGCAAAATGACGATGACGAAGTAGATAGGGATTTTTCGGATACGATGGACGAGATTGTGGAGTGGATGACCTTGCCGGCCAACTCTGATTATCAAAGTTCATTTCTTTCTTTGGTTTTTGGAATGATAGAAGCCCCCGTAGTTTATTTGGGCGCGGAATTTTATGAGGTCTATCAAAAAATCAAAGAAAAAACTGATAAGGGATATTCCAAAACAGACGTTCTTGACGAGGTTCTGTCGGGCTTCAAAGCCCCCGTATATTCCGCCGACCAGATTTTAATTACTAATCCTTACGAAAGAAATATCCAAAAACAAAAATGTATCATCAAGCGGAGGTGGATTGAGTATCAGGAGGCGGAGGCGAAATACGGCGAACACGAAAATTGGGATTTTGTCCAGCCCGGAGTTAATACGGTCTTTAACGCAGACAATAGATTGTTTTATGATATTAAAGACGACGGCCATCCCTATCTGACTTTAGAAGTTACGTATCTCAATCGCAGGGAAGACACCGAGGTTTGTTTTTTGGGTGGGGTGTATGTGGGGGATAAGAATGTTAAAAATAATCGGGTGAGGCACCGCGACCAAAAGAACGCGCCCAAATACGACATAACTCCTTTTGGATATCATCGCATCGGTTCTCATTTTTTCTATTACAAGTCGATGATGAACGCGATGGGCTGGGACAATATGCTGTATGACGCGATGTCCGAGATTCTGATGAATCGAGCGTTCCTTGAAGTAAATATGCCTGTTGCAGTTTCGGGTTCGGATAAAATTGATTCTGAAGTTATTTTCCCGTCATCGGTGGTGTCTTTTGCCGATGTGAACACCAGAGTTACACCGTTGCTTCCCGCAGGAAATATGGCGGCGGGATTTCAAGCATTGATGGCAACTAAAGATTCAATGGACGATGCGTCATTGTCCGATGTTCAGACGGGTCAGCTTCCGCAAGCCACTCAAAAAGCATATTCGGTGGCGCAAGCCCAAGCCAATGCTAAAAAGTTGATTGCGGGAGTGGGCAAGTCTTTGGCCGAATCAGTTGTGCAGTATGGTTCTTTAATGGCAGATATTGTTTTGAATCATTTAACCGTCCCGCAGGTTGATGAAATCGTAGGAGAGAATACGAAGTTAAAATATCGCAAATTCATTTTAGGCAAGCAAGTGGTGGATGGCAAAGAGGTGGACAAGGAAATTACTTTTGATGAGTTTTTTATCGGCAAGGAAATGACCCAGCAAGAAAAAGACGATTATAATTTGGGGCTTTTGGAAAAATCAGGTTATCCCGACAACAAGAAAAGTTTAAGAGTCATCAATCCGCATCTTTTTTCCAAGTATAAATACTTATCTCGCATAGACCCCGAAGAAATGTTCCCAAGAAATTCCGAGACGATGCAAGCATTACTGACGAATCTTTACACTATGCTGGCGAACGACCCGTACACCGAGCATGAGGCGTTGCACAGGGAGCTGATGTATTCTTTCTTCAAGAGTAAAGGAAAAAAATTCACCGCCGCGCCAAAAGTTCCGACAATTCCACAAAGCGGTAAAACAAATCAGCTTGGGTCGATGGTGCAAGCTAAACAGGCGAGCATGATTGCTCAAGGGGCTGTTTAAGTATGTATAGAGTGCCACAGGAAAACTGACACTTATGGAGGAAAAATGTCACAAGTCGCAAGCGGATTGACATAAAAACATATCGGCAATATAATAAAAATAATAAAATTATGAAAAAATTAAAAAAGAAAGTTAAGAAAGCAAAGAAAGGTCGAGGTTACTAAAAATAAATTTATTTATGGAAGTTAAAGTATGAAAGTTAATGGATTCGAATTAGTTACCCAGGAAAAAATCTCTCGCGCGTTAGAAGGAGTTGTAACGGGGTCGGGAAATAAAGTCGGCGGCATCGCCAATCCCGACGGCTCCTATGATGATGACGCTTTACTTGCGGAGTATGACCGTTTAGGCGGGCTTATTCGGAAAGGGATAGACAAAGTGAAAACCGGTTCTTTTTATGACTTCAAAGCCAAGAAGCCAAGAAGCAAACCGGAAGTTTCGTTTTTATTCCGCGTAAACGGAAAAGAAGTTGAAGTGCCAGACGGGGCAGAGCTTCCCGGAATTGTAAAGGCCGCAAGGTTATTGGCGGGTGAAGAAGGAGAAGCGGCGGTTGGGAGAGTGAAGAAGGAAGTCAAGACGACAAAAAGGAAGGAAAAATAGATGGATAAAACAGAACAGGAAATTTTACACAGGCATCTATCAAGATTTCTCGCAAGTGAATTTTTTGATACAATCACCGAAGATGATATTTTGAAACAGGATGCTGGGGGGCGCTGGACACACAGGGGGAACGTGCTTCAGCCGACAATGATGGGGTTGTTAAGCAAAGAGGCTACTGCCTTTAGTAAGATGGGACTGTTCAAAATCCTCTGCGATGAGATGCTGTGGCACGCCAAAAGCAAGCACAATAAAGCGACCACGGAACAAGACCTCATCACGGCGAATATCCTGGCGTATCTTATTGATGTTTTGCAGAGTAAAGTAAAGAAAATCGCGGAGATTAAAAAAACGCCATAAGGCGATGCCCCAACGGGCTATCGAGCACTATCTCGTTAAACTGGATGCTCATTAGCTAAGAAAGTCCACCGCAAACTTATTGCGGATGTCCTATGACTAAAGAAGAAATCGAAGCGGCTGAAACCGCGAAAGCCGAAGCCGAGGCGAAAGCCGAAGCAGATGCGGATGCTTTGCTGGACAACGAAACCGAAGAGGAGAAGGAAGCCAGAGAAGCTGAAGAAGCACGTTCACAAATAGATTATGAAGCTGTTTTGAAAGTCGAGGAAGAAAGAATAGCCAGCCAACAAGCTATCGCTGAGGCCGAGTACAAACTGCGCGAAACCGAACACGATAAGAAAAAAATCGAGGAGGACGAAAAAAATAAACCTCTCACGCGCGGTGAAATGCAGGAGCTTCTTTTGAAAGAAAGACAGTCTGCCCAAAAAGAATTTCAAGAGCAAAGGGCTTTTGAAATTGCAAAGGGGTTGACTGCTTCTGATGCGGAAGCGAAAGCCGCTGTCCTTTTTTGGAAAACGCGGGTTAATGCCACGGGCAATCTTGAAGAAGATGTTGCGTTTGCTGTTGGAGGACTGAACTATAAAAAACTTATGGGACAAAACTCCGAACTGGCGCGAGCCCTACGAGGCAGAGAGACGGCGTTGAATGACGTTGCGGGAACATTTAGAGATGCGCCCGAAGGCGTTGCGCCGAAGATGGACGCGGTAACAGTCGCCTCCTACAAACGAGCGGGATTCGCTTATGATGGTAAAGACCGACTTTGGAAAAAGAAACTGCCTAATGGCAAGTTCTTAATCAAAGACCCTCGCACTAAACAGACAACAATTTCGTAATCGTTACAACGGTTGGTTAAATACCAATCAACGCTTTATTAGCAACGTAATCAGAAAATCAACCGATCTAAAGTCGGGTGATTTTCTTGTATCAAAATGAGAGCAGACTTAAAAGTAATTGGCCCCGCGGCCATCTGGCCTCGCTACCTCGTAGCGGGAGGAACCAGTATTCAAGCGGGAGAACCAGTACATTCGGTGGCAACATCGTCAGGCGGCGTCGCAACCGCAAATACGTTCGTACTTGCGGCGGCGGATACACCAACGATAGGTACCCATAGGTTTGGCGGTGTGGCGAATGAAAATTCGCAGAATAATAGCGCGGCAACGCCAGTAGTGATAGAGCAATTTCTTAACTGTGCGATTCCTGTTCCGAATGTCGGGCGGCTTCGCGGCGCGGCACAAACCGCCGCATCAGTAGATACGCTGACAGAGTTAGCCCTTATCATAGGAGACTTTACTCTTATCGACTACAACGCGACGGGCGCGTCAGATGGCGGACAGCTTTACACAATCATCGAAGTAGCTGTCGCGGACACTGCGGGACTGGAAATTGTCGGTGGCAATACGGCGCTATCAACTCTCGATGCAGTAGTCGATGCGCGAGCTTATCGGCTTGATGTAACCTAAACCACCATGAGAGGAGACCTTAGTGTTATAGGCCCTGCGGCGAGTTTCCCCCGTTATTTAGTAGCGGCGGGAACCGCCATCAGCGCGGGTGAGCCACTGCACAATGTTGGTGCAACCTATACGGGCGGGGCTACTGATGTAAATACTTCCGTACTTGCGGCGGCGGATACGCCGGTAATAGGCACGCACGCTTTCAGAGGAATTGCGAATGAAAACGCTGTACTTTCTGGGAGCACGGTCGCAGAACAGTTCTTAAATACTTCTAACCCCGTTCCCAATGTGGGAAGGATTCGAGGTAGAGCGGAGACTGTGGGGTCAGTGGATACATTGACCGAGCTGGCTCTTTTAATCGGAGATTTCGTTCTTATCGACTACAACGCGACGGGCGCGTCAGATGGCGGTGAGTTATATCTCATTAAAGAAGCGGCTTCCGCAGATACATCGGGGCTTGAGTTAGTTGGCGGTAACACCGCCATTCAGACCTTAGATGTCGTAGTAGATTTCCGAGCATATCGCACGGATGTAACCACGTAATTAGCAACTAATTAGTGAACCAAAATGAATCCACAAGGAGGACATACAAGCGCGTTATCTCCTGACGCGGTTCAAACAGAAATTGACGGCGTAGCGTGGGAAAAATATCAGCGACTTCAACAACCGGGATATCTTTCCGCACAAGATGATTTCTACTTCCACCAGTCAACAACTCCGTTGATGGCTTATACGTGGGATGAGGATTCAAACGTCGGGGGTTTCGATGAAACCGACGAGCAGGAAGAAATCACAAACACAGACACATTCATTGGCAACACGAAAACCAAGCGAATCCAGAAATGGACGAAGCAGGTTCCCGTGTCTATTGAAGCGTTTATGGCCGACCAAGTCGGCAAACGTGCCAAAATCGGCGAGCAGATGGGAGACCGCGCCCGTTCGACACAAGACAAAAAAGCCATTCTTAACACTTATGGCGATGCTTTTGCGGGAAGCATCAATACAACGCCAGATGGGGATGCGTGGGCATCCAATAGCCACACAACCCTAAAGGGAGCGACAATCGACAACCTAGAAACAGGCGCGTTGAATGCCGATAACCTTTGGATTGATGTGCAGTCATTGGCCAATATGAAAGGCCAAGACGGAGAAGCGGGGTCGTATGTGTTCGAGGGAATTTTGAATCCTTTCATTCTTTACAAGACCGCAAAGGAGGTGATGAACTCGACACTTGTCCCGTTTTCGGGTGAGAACCAGATTAACTTCTTTGACACAGTGTACGGTACTGTCCGCATTGCGGCATCGATATTTCTGGGTTCAACTTACAACACCAACACCAACGCCAATACGTCTTTTCACGTTCTTTCCTCACAGCACGGCGCTAACCGGAAGACCTTGAGAGATTTATGGACGAGCTTGATTCCGCCAGAGAATACGGCGAACGACTCGTGGCTCTATCGAGGGCGATTTCTGGAAATGCACTTCCCAGAATCCCAGTCAGGTTCGGTGCATTCTAACGGAACAACTGCTTAATTATTAACGTAATCGCAACCATATCCTATGAATCAAAAATTTCTTTGGGTCGGGCTACTTGTTGCGTTAGTAATTGCAACTGGAGGGTACTTTTACCCAACACAGGTACAACAAGTAGTTGATACGCTAGGACGAATCGGAACGCGGTTTCCAAGCGGAATCACCGTTGGCCCCAGCGAAGGCCCAAACTCGCTTTCCGCGTCGAATATCTCAAAGCTCATAACAGGAACTTGTAACTTGGGTGGTGCGCCGGCCTCTTTCTCGGCATCCACCACAGCCGTATTCACTTGCTCTGCAACGGGGGCGCGTGCTTCGGATATTGTGATGATGACACCGCCAAAAGGCATGGCTTCCACGTCGGCAAACGAACTAGGATTCTTGTATGTAGCCGCAGAGGTCGTAACCAATGATGTAATTCAGGTTTCGATGACATTGCGGAGCGGTGCGGCGACAACATCATATATCCAAGCCACCTCATCATGGCAGTATTGGTTAGTTGATACGCAATAGGGAGGTAGAAACCTTACTCGCTCCTTACTTGTGATGGGGGGCGAGATGAGGTTTCTATAAAAACCTAATAACTAAAAATAACTAAAACATTTATGAATTTATGAAAAAATATCTTTATACATCATTATTTGCGATTTTGTTCATCGGGCTTGCCGTTGGGGGGTACATATATCTCGCTTCACAGAGAGTATTAGGCAACGTCTCCAACACAACTTCGGCGTGCCAGACCGCATCAGCCACGACTTCGCCGAACTATATTCAAGCGGGTCGAGCTACCACCACGCTTATACACGATTCTTACTCAAATACTTGCGGCGTCGGAAACGCATCATCCAATCCGACATTATCAGATTCGATAGCGGTAAGGGTGCAGATCACCCCGTCTTCTTCTCCGCTTTCTACGCTGGATATGAACGTGCAGTATTCCGATAATGGACAAGATTGGTTTTGGAGTACTCCAAACATTACAGGTTCGAGCACTAATGTATTCGGGTTAGGAGTTAGGCAAACATTTGGAATAAATGTCGGCGCGACCACGACTCCGAATATGGAGCGATGTATCTCCGATACGACGTGTTTGAATGGGGCAACTACTTCGCGCAACTATGTGATTCCTGGTTACGCGCGTTACACTAGAATCATCTTTACCGCCCCGATTGGCACACAGCCTTCGGCGTTTTGGGCGGAGATGATGGGAACTAAACAAAGACAACCATAGTTCGTAAAAAATAAATAGTTAAAAACGAAATGAGCTTTCCTCTTTCGCAAATAAAAGAAAACCTAATTGGACTTTCTCACGGAGGAACTCTGAATAAGGTTAGAAGTCTTGAGGCTTTATTCGAGCGTGCCGCTTCGATGTTTCTGCAAAAATGTAAGCCATTGGAAACAATGCGATTTGGAACCTTGACCTCACTCGTTCACGATGACGTGTATAACTATTCTTTGCCGACAGATTATAATTCGTTGATAGACCTTCTACCTCAAGACAACAGAACTAATTGGGATTTGGCTTTCAGACGTTTTGCGGGACAGTTTGATTTAGAGAAAGCCATTAAGCAGAAGACCATCTCGATTGAGGGAGACGAGGGTTCTAAAATAATCCGAATAAACTGGCGGACAAGACAGGGTAAAGTTCTTCATTCAATGAATGATGTGGATGATAATGGAACCTGGATTGCGGTAGGTTCGGCCGCGGGGATTGTTGCCAATACCATCTTCAAAGTTTCGGGTTCTGCTTCGATAGAATTTGATCTTGTGGCTTCGGGAGATGGTATCTCAAATATCGGAATGTCTGCGGTGGATTTAACGGACGAGGACGAAGTGGCTGATGCGTTTGTTCCGGTATATCTGGGAACCACCACGGGCATAACTTCTATCACGGGAATCTGGGGTAACGATATTACTACAGCATACTGGACATCTGCCGCTCAAACTTTGCAAGCAGACGGTACGGCATTTAAGGCAGGATGGAATCTATTAAAGTTTCCTTGGAGTACGGCTACCGAAACAGGCATAGTGGCCCCCGCTACCATAGATTCGTTCAAACTGACTTTTGCGGCGACGGTGGCCAAAAATAATATAAGAGTAGATAACATCATTTTCTCGATCGGCAGGAATTTTGATATTAAGTATTATTCCAAGTTCTTGTTCAAGAACTCAACGGGGACATATCTTTCTCGTCCCGATTCAGACGAAGATAACGTAATGGTGGATAATGATTCGCTTCCGCTCTTTTTATTGGAATGTCTAAAAGCAATGGCTCACCAAGTTGAGGGGGTAGATTCAAACTTTGATTTGGCTTACGCCGAGAGAGAACTGGCCGCTTTATATCCCGCGTTTAAGTCGGAACACCCCGATCAAAGGAAAAAGGCCGCAACAAAATACGGGGGTCTCCCTAGATTTCAAAGATAACTATGCAAAGATACTCTTTGGCGGAGGAAACACTCGGATATGTTACCGCGTCGGATGAAACTAATTCCGATAAGCGTCTTTTAGTTACTGGTTCACAAAACGTCCTCATTGATAGGCAAAAAAAAGTCAAAATTCGTTCGGGATTTACTCGTTTGGGTGCAGGAAATAATGCCGAAACGCCCACACGCAACGCATGGACTTGGCTGACTTCCACGGGTACGGAACTTGCTCAAAAATTTTATGATGATGAGCTGGAAGTTTATCTAGGCACGATAGATGGAACAATTATCAATGCGTGGACGCGGGTAGCGGCAGGTTGGAGTACCACCGAGATTTTAAGACCCGCGAATTGGTTTGACACTACTGAAAATCTTGACCTTCAAATAATGGTTCAGGGAGACGCAAATGAATATGAGTGGAACGGCGCGGTGGCGGTAGTGCTTTCAATCACGGGTACAACAATAACCAAAAATGGAACTAGCACATTTGCTCAAAGCAGATTTTATACAACGAGGAATAAATCCGTGACGTGCGCCAGAACAGGGACGACATACACATATACGGGTGGTGAGACGACTATAACTTTGACGGGAATTGCAGATACTACGGGACTTGTGGCGGGAGATATTCTGGTTCAGACCATTGTGACCCAGACGAACAAACCGGCCGCTTCTCATACCAATCACACCATCTCCGCTTTTGAAAATCAGATTATGGTTGGTTCGGAAGATGATAACGAAGTTTTAATTTCCAAGAATACCGATTATACAGCGATTACTTATTCCACTCCCCGTCTTTCTGGTGAAGGAGGACTTTTGACCTTGGATGCTCCAGCTAAAGCGTTTGGAATACTTGGTTCATTTTTTGTTGTTTCTGCGGGCAGGAGTTCATGGTTTCGAGCGAATTATGAACAGATAACTGTTTCCACCACTCTCGCCGAAACTCTGAAGGTTAAAAAATTGAACACGGGCGTAGATCAAGGAGCGCAAAATCAAGAAAGTACCGTGCAGTTAGGCAACGCCATTATCTTTCTTTCGCACGAACCTGCGGTGCGGATGATTAGCGACCCCAACGAGTTAGAAGGATTAAGTCCCAAGACGCTTTCCAATCCGATTAAGCCAGATTTTGACGCGGAAACATTTACCAACGCGTGCGCTATTTGGCATAAAAACGCTTATTATTTATCTGCTCCCGTAAATTCCAAAGTGTATATTTTGGAATTTATTGAGGATGCCGATGGGAAGTTAAAAAGATTTTGGAACTCACCCCAAATTTTGCCCGTGAGAGCTTTCTCGGTTATCGGCGATGCTTTGCACGGACATTCCAACGGAGTTCCTGAAACCTATAAACTTTTTGATGGAACTTCAGATTTAGTGCCGAACGGAACGGCGGGAAATCCAGACGACAAGGTTCCTGTAAATGCTATCGCCGTTTTTGCCTATGACCTATACGGCGACAGGGTTAATCTTAAAACCTTTGATGAGTATTTTTCCGAAGGGGAAATTACTCCCGCTACTACCGACTTGCTTCTTACTTTGAATTATGATTTTGGCGGTTCACGGCAAGTAATCAATCAAACTATTGATGGAACAGATGAAAATATCCTTCAGGGCAATGTCGGTTTTAATTCGCTTGGACAACAGAATCTCGGCGTGAATCCGTTGGGTGGACTTTTGAACCCGCCCGATGATGCAAGAAAATTTGCGGTCATACACGAAATCGCCAGAGAAGATTTTAGAATGATTCAGGCGGTATTTTCTACTAATGAAATTGATAGATATTGGGCGATAACAACTCACGGGGCAAACGCCAAACTATCTCCGAGGAAAAACATTACTATTCATCAATAATTAAAGTATAATAAAATCATGTTTAACGTACTCGTATCGGCAATCATCGCAATTACTATTTCGGTTGGTTCTTTCTTTGGGATTAACCAATTTATTCTCAAACCCATACCCGAAAACGAAATCAGGGAGATAATTAACTTTTATGTGGAGGAATCTATTAAAAATTCCCAGACCCTTGGAGCCGACTCAACGCTTCCAATCGCGGGTACAACTTATAATCTTTCCGGGGCGGGAGTATCTTCCTCCGCAACCTCAATAACTCTCGCAACTCTGACCCTTCCCCAGACAGGTCAGAAACTTGTTGATTCCGATTTCTCCACTACTTTTTATTTGACCCTAGAGCCGGGGAACAGAACTAGACAAGAGATAGTATCCTGTACCACAGTCGTTCAAAATACGACTACAGCCACGCTTTCGGGCTGTACGCGAGGATTATCACCCATAACCCCCTATACCGCTTCTACAACGCTCCGGTTCGCTCATGGAGGGGGGACGCAGGTCATCTTCTCTGATCCGCCCCAATTATTCAACCAATTTGCGGGTAAAGACAATGATGAAACGGTTACGGGGATATGGGATTTCTCGACTTCGCCCACTGTTCCCACTCCAACTGCCGCAACCCAAGCGGCTAATAAAACTTACGTAGATAGCGGAGTTTTGGCGGGAGCCGCAACTTCTACCGAAAGCATAACGGGTATCTCGCGCCTTGCGACAAAACTTCAAGGAGCTTCTTCCACTCCGACTACCGCCAATACACCATTGGTTATTCAAGCTCAATCTGCGACCTCAACTTATAATGGCGGGACGGCTGGAGGAAATGGATTGAATGTTGTGGTAACGCAGAATAATAACACTATTGACCCTAATTTTATTGCAACATCTTCCAATTACACTTGGACGGGTAACCAGACATTTACTAAATCAACTACCACAAACGCAACAACAACTTCTTTACAGGTTTCAGCACTTGCTTCAACCTCGCAAATGATTGTGGGAGCGTTGGGGATAGGTGTGGCGACTACCACGCAGAGAAATGTGGAAATAGCGGGGGATTTGCAGATTTCCGGGGCGCTTTCAGTTAGCGGCGCCGGTCTTGATAAGATGGTGTTCCTTACCACGCCGGTAAACTCGGTAAACCGGGCCACGTTTACCGCGGGAACGTACACCGACGTTGATTTAACCTCAACAACTACGCCAAATGTAGCGCGGTTTGCAATTATAAACGCGAGACTTGATTGCACTTTAAGTTCCGTAGATGGCTCCAAAGGGTGCAGTGTCAAATTCCGCTTAAACGGTTCATCTGCCACTGCCAACCTTTCGCGGCTCGATAACATTCTTCAAGTTGCCAGCGTGAAAAGTGTACTTTCTGGGTTCTTTATCGTTCCCTTAGACTCAGGCGAGATATTCGAGTACGACGTGAGTTCGCTGACGGGTGATGTGCCGACGATTGCGTTGCTGATTGATACAGTCGGATATATAAAATAAACCTTTGTGGCAAAAATCTACACCGATGAGCTAGGGCGGAAAGTATATGACTATTTGGGTCAAACTTTTTCAGCTACGACAGCCGAGCCGATTCTAAAATCTGAAGCTACTTCATTTTCCACCAACGCGGGAGCAGAAATCATAGACAGAAAGAAAGCGACATTTGATTTTCTTTCACCTCAAACCCCAGAACAAAGAGCGCAAGCATATCAAGCCGCGGGAGTTCCTTTGCCTCTTCCGCCAAAAATGGAAACCCCCGCGCCCGAACCCAACAGGGCCATTGACGGAACGATTGGCCAAGTTTTCACTTTTGACGAAATCTTAAAATCTCCCGCGGGCAATGACTTTACGGGATTTCACCAGACCGCCGATGGAAAGTATATTGCGGACGAAACAGCTTTAGCACGCATGGGGATTGTGGGAACGTCGAGCAATAAGACTCCCGCTCAAACCCAGGCCGATACGGATTTAACAAACGCTAAAGCCGAGCGGGATGCCGCAACTACAAAACTTAAAAATATAGATGTTTCCAACGACCCCGCGCTCCAGCAATCTCTCGCTAACATTTCAGCGCAATGGAATACGCGGATCGCGGATATGGAGCGCATCAACAAAAGCCGAGAAGCCGCTATCACAACAACGGGAATCCGTTTGGGTTCCCGTTTTACGGGAGGCGCGGGTGGAATGTTTGGGTCAATTATTTCGGAGGAGGAAAGACAAGGAGTTTCAAGAATTGCTGGGTTAGAAGCTCAAAAACACGGAGCTTTGCTTTCCGCGACTTCGGCTTATAGAGAACAAAAATGGACAGAATACGCCAAATTTGTTGATTTAGCTGAAACAAAATATAAAGACCAAGTAGCCGAAGTTAATAAACTGAATGAAGCCCAAGTCGCGCAGGATAAAATTATTCAGGAAAGATTGAAACAAGAACGCCAAGCCCAAAGATTGAGTTCTTTGGCGACTGCGGTGGCTAACTTAAAGAGTCAAGGCATAGAAGACCCCGCGACTCTTTTGGATTATATAAATACTTATCAAGACGGTACTCAAACGGGAGCGAATCTGACAGCCCAAGAGTTGGATGAGATTCTGGACTTGTATCCTGCGAAGAAAGAGCCGAAAGAACCAAACATTCCCGCCGATATTCAGAAGTTCAAATCATTTTTTCCGAATACGGATATTACAACTCCTGAAGGTAGGCTACAGTATTTGAAGTGGCAAGCGCAAGAGGCGGCGGCGGAGAGAAAACCAGACGAATCTCAAAAGATTAAACCCGATACATTAGTTCATATGACGTTGAGAACGGCAGGATTAACGTCTGACCAAATTGATTCTATTGATAAAGGAGTAAGAGAAAATGGCTTTGATGTGGTGTATAAAGCAGAAAAAGACGCTGGCGCGTCCGAAGATAAGTTAAAAGCTCTGCAAAAAGCGTATGGAGTAAAACCCATTGTAACTAAGGCGGACATTGAAAAAGACATGAGAAGTTTGTTCACTACCAAAGAATTGCACCAGATGGCTGAAGACTTCGGATATGCTTCGGCATGGACGAAGGCAGATGAAGATATTACAAGAATGTTCGAGGAGGCTTCGCAGGAACAACTCATAAGAAAATTGGCCGAGTATATTAAGTGATATGCCCTATACACCAGTTTTAACCGCAAAACCTAGTTTGGGCTATGTGCCAGTGTTAGGAAAAACAAATATCCCAACGCCGTCTTTACCACTAGTCATAAACAGTATTTTTGGCGAAACGGCACAATCCACTCCCGCGACGCTTCCTGCTGATTATCAACCGATTCAAAAAGCAGTAGGTGGATTTGCCGCCGATATTGGAAGGAGTATCGCTAGTAACATTGCAAGCGCCGGATTAACTATCGCGGGGAAAATAAATCCTACCGCGGGCGAGTTGTTGAAAGCCGAGGATTTTCACAACTACTTTTCGCAAGGGCTTTTTGAAACTGTATTTGGCAAAGGAAAAGAAGTAAAATCTATTGAGCAAAGAATCGCTGAAGCTGAACCGAAAGTAGATGAATGGAAAAAGGCGTTACAAGAAGTTGCTCAAACCCCTGGATTGAACGTACGAGAGCGTTTCGTGACGACAGTTCTTGCCAACCTGGACGTACCCTCTGTGGCTTTCATGGGAATTATGGGAAGCGTGGGACTTGATTTAACCCCGTTTGGAGGACTAGAAAAGGGCGCGTTCAAGGCGATGATAGAAGTCAAAACTATTGGAGAAGGAGTTAGTGTCTTGACTAAAATGGGAGTAGCGGAAGACCTAGCCCGTCAATTTGCTCAAGACGTGGTAAAAGTAATTGATGAAAAGTCAGCCAAAGCATTATTCACACATATCGCGGAAGTGCAACAAAAAACTACGGCAGTCAAAGAAGGCATAGCTGGCAGACGAGGACTTGAAAAAGTCGGTCTTGCTCCCGAAATATCGCCCACAATTTCTAGGACAGAGGAATCATTACTCAAAAGTCAAATACGTGCTGAAGCTAGAACAGCCAAAACTGTTGCAAAAGATATTCGTCGAACTGAAATTCCTGAAGCGGTGGCGGGAGCGACTGCGCGTGTAACAGAAAAGGCGACGACAGCTTTGCGCCAGCAAGAACTTTCCAGTTTTAGAAAACTTATTCGGGAAAGATTTTCTTATGAAAAAGCGATTGACGAGGTTCAGGCGATTGCTCAAAAAACAGTTCAAGTACTTAAAAATAAAGCTAAAGACTTTTTGGCGCAAAAAGCAGAGATTGTGGGTTATATCCGTACCCGTGTGTCTCCCGAACTGCGCGGCAGACTTCTCTCCGCAATGGCAACGGCTAAAACTCAAGGAAATATTGCTTCTATCGTTCGCAGAACAAATATATTACGCAACGAAGAAATAAAAAAAGAAATTATCGGAGAGGTCGAAAAGATAATCGAGAAAGTAGATTCTTTGCCTAAACGACAGCAGGAGCGAATAGTAGAACTAACTGATAATTTAACCTCTAGGACTTTTTCTGAAAAGACCCAAAAGAAACTTGCCGATTTGAAGGATTTTCTTTCCCGTGAACCAAGCGCGTTATTTAAGTTTGGAGCGAAAACATTAAAGAAAACCGAACTTGCGGGAGAGTTGGGCAAACAAAACATTAGGGATGTTCCAATACGAGACCTTATCGGTTTGCATCGTCGCTTAGAACATATTGCCGAGCAGGGAAAAGTTGTTGGCAGAGTAACGGCAGAAACCAAAGCGTTAAAAGTGGACAACGCTCTTAAAGAAATTGCTCAAAGTTCAAGAAATTTAGATAAAGGATTGCCCGCTCCACGAAAACCCGGAACGCCAGTTCCTGCGACAAGTTTCGCGGGTGCGAAAGATTCAATAGTCGAGGGTATGCGAAAAGGAGTGCAGTATTATGCTTCTCCTGATGTCGGGTTTCAGATTTTAGATAAAGGTGAATGGTTTGGCTCTAATTGGAGAATCTTCAAAGCACCAATGGATGAGGCCACTGATTTGTCGAACGAAGTAAGAAACACGATTATAGATAATCTTTTCGTGAAGATAAAAGACATCGAGGGTCGTTTGGGGAAACTTAAAAAAGAAAACTACGAACGTGTGATGTTATGGGCAACGCTTCGCCAAACCGGGGGGCGGGCAAAGCTCTTGAAAACTGATCCGAGAATGTACACCGATACATTTTTGGACAGCATTAAACTAAATGATAACGAAAGAGAATTTTATAACCTTGGCCGTTCTATTTTTGACGAACTTCGCCCGCAGATTGAAAAAGTCACGTGGGCTACGCGCGGTGAAAAATTAGGCAAAGTAGATAACTATTGGAGTTGGGTGACGGATTTTAACAACTCCGACGAACTGTTCCAGCGTCTTTCTGGGGACTTTAATCTGCGAACCCGCACCGAACAAGGGTTCATCAAAACACGAAGTTTGGCGGGAACGCAAAGAATCAATCTTGATGCTTTGGAAGTTCTGACAAAACATATCAGCGATGCAACAGACTTCATACACAAGGAAGAATTGTTAAATCATTTGAGTCAAATCGCACGGTCTGACAAATACGCAGAATCAGTAGGCAAAATCGGACAAAAGTGGACAGCGGGATGGCTGGATTTAATCGCGCGGGGCGGAACTCCAAAAGGATACCAGCCCGGCCCGGTTTCTACCATTATCCGAAATATCGGACATGGAGTATTGGGTTTCAAGCTCTCTCCCATAGTCAAACAACCACTTTCTATGATTGTTGCGACTGGATTTCTTGGAAAAGACTCGCGTTATATGTTTGATGGTTCGCTACTCATTGGAAATTTTCGGGAAGGCATACACAAAATATCCAAACAACAACTTTACAGGTCATTTGACGACCCTGTTTATACGCAGATGGCAAAATCCAAGAGACTGAAACAATGGCAGGAGTGGGGATATAAAGGAATCAAAGCCTTCGACTCTTTTTCGGCGGATAGCGTATGGTACGCGGCGTATCGTAAAAGTTTTAATGATAGGAGATTACAGTTCAACGCCGACGACTTTCGCGCGGGTAAGGCAGATAAAACCGCTAAAGAATATGCTGATTTAATAACACGTCGCACACAAGGAAGTTCGGAATATAAAGACGCGCCATTACTTTATTCTGTAAAATCGGACAAGGATTATGTGATGGCACTTTTGCAGTTTCAGAGGTTTATTCACAATCAGTCTCTTTTGTGGAGAGATGCTAAAGTGGCATTGTTAAAGGAAAAAGACCCTATAAAAGCGGCGGCGATTGCAACTTCGCTGGTTGCGGCGGGGATTGCCGAAGGATATATTACAACTGGAATAGCGCAAATTTTCGGAAGTCAGGAGACTGCAAAAGGGGAAAGAGAACGACATATCGTCGAACGAGTATTTAGCGGTGTTGTGACTAACTTACCCGTGATTTCAAATCTTACAAGCATGGTGGAATACGGCGGAAGCGGAGTGCCTGCGATGGATGTATTCCGAAGAATGATTCAGGGAGGAACATCGGTGGTCGCGGGGAAAAAGACTGAAACAAAAATTAAAGGAGGGTTACTGGCGGCAGAAAGCGTAGCAGAAGTTGGTGGAATATCTGGCGCAAGTCAGGTGGGTCAGTTAATTAGAAAAGCTATTCCTGTATCCAAACCAAAATCAAAAGCTAACGCTGAAATTCTGAAAAAGTATGGCATAGAAGCTCCTTCTAAAAAAGACATACTTGAAAAATATAACATCAGTATCCCTAAATCTTCGCTATTAGAAAAATACAAATGACCAACCTACCTATCCTCTATAAAGTAAGGAGTAGATAAAGAGAAAAAATACAATAATAGAGACTCCAACCATATCTAATCCCTACCACGTCTAGTATATTAAAGTCAAGTATGCCCACCATCGCCGAAATCATCCAAGCCCGCAATCCCGCCTCCGCTCTTGAAAAAGAGGTGTCTAAGTTAGCGAGAGATTTGGAATCTCTAGCTCGTCAATTCGAGAAATTGCAATCTGACTCCGAGAGCTTAAAAAGCGAGATTAAGGCCGAAGTACAAAGCGAACTAGGCAAGGTGGAGTCTCAAGCAGGGATACTACGGCACGTTGAGTCTTTGAAGGGCACACAGGGGCCGCAGGGCAACAAAGGAG